GTCAATACCCGCTGCACCTACATTAGAAGCAAATCCACCTAATGCTCTTACATACGCTTGGTAAACATTGTTAGGAGTATAGATTGTTAAGTCTTCTTGTCCGTAAACAGCAGTTGGGATGTTATCTACAACTTTACCTAAGAAAGTAATTACATTCCCAGAATCTACAGTAGAAGAACCAACTCCTGATAAAGCAGATGAAGAGATTAATTGCTCAAATCCATCAAACAAAGTGTGAGAACCTGAACCATCATCATCACCTTGCCAAATGTTGTTCTCTACAGCCTCAGCAACTTTAGCTGAAACATGACCAATAATGAAGTCAGAGAACTTTGGAGGTAGATTATCGTGAGCAGAATAACCCATAGAAATTGCCTCCCAGTCGCTCCTATAGTCAGATTTACAAAGCTGCATATTTACTTGCAACTCTTTTGGTTGTAATACTCGCTCAGTCAAAGTAACTGTTGAAGTAGGGTCAAAGTCACAAGTAGCATCTTTGATTGCATCTGTTAGAGATACATTCTTTAATACTTCTTTGAATTTAACATTAGGTTTGATAGCGATTGCGCCATCATTTAAAGTTTTTCCGCTAGTGAGAGCAGCAGCAATATATTCCCCTGCAAATTCTCCTGCGTAAGTAGTAGTTATACTATTAGTTGTTGCCATTTTCTATTTAATTTACTTTTTATTTATTAAGTGTTAGCTGTAATTGAACCTGAAGCATCACCTGCTCCTGTTACATACCAATTAGTACCATCACATTCAAATTGAACATAATCTCCTTGGTCAGCAGCAGCGCCAACGAATTTGATGTTATCCTCATCTTTTGCAGGTACACTTGCTCCATTAACTACAATCTCTCCAAAGATGTTAGCATCTGTTGGCGAGTCAATAGTGATTGTGTTTGTCAAATCTACTGAGCAAACAAACTTAAAGTTTAGTCCTGCTCTTTCTGTAGGTAATGTAATTACTTGATTCGCATCAGCAGGCTCAGTAATGAAAATTACTTTACCACTATCTGAAGCCTCAAGTGTAGTGTCTGAGTTTATAGTTCTCGTCTTTTTTACTCTTGTCTGCTCGGCAGACGATAAATTTGTAGCCATTTTTTATTTGTTGAATAGTTTATTAAATACAATGTCTTGTGTTCCCCTCATTTTTCCTTGTGCCAACTTGATGTTTTGCTTTTTGTCAACATTAACTTCAGGATTGTGAGCGATAGGTTCTACAGCAGGTTCTTGAGCAGATAGTTCTTCCTTTTGCTCCTCAACCTCTTGCTGAGGTTCTTCAGATAACTCTTCAGGAACTTCTTTTTCCATCTCCTCGTCAGTTGCCATTTTCTCCATCAACTTGTCGTACATGGCTTTCATTTCAGCCATTTTCTCATCAAATTCATCCTTAGTGACATAACCCTCCATCATGTTTACCTCATCCTTAACATCTCCTTCTTCCTCTTCTTCCATTCTTTTCTCTTCGTAGTCAGCCCCTAATTCAGTAGGTTCATTTACTTCTACTTCCTCTGCCTCAGAAGAGAGAAGCACATTTTTCAGTTTTTCTACAATTTCACTTGCTTTCATAAAATAATTTATATATTGATAACTAATTAAAATTCGTCTGTTGTATTTTAAGCCTTTTTCTGAATAACAAACCACTCGGTTCCATCAGACCAAATCGCAATACCTTCGTACTCTTTATTGATTTGATATGCACTTGCAGAACCATCTAATGTTTGTCCTGATTTTGGAGTTAAGTCAACCCTTGTGTTTGTCTCAAAAGTAGTATCAGAAATAAACCTTATAATTCTATTGGTATTCTCAGTAGCGTCAGGTAGCGTGTAAGTAGCTGTTCCTGTCGCTCCAGACCAAGTTAGTTTAATCAAGAATGCATTGTCATAAGTAGAATTACCTAAATCTATGTTTACAGTTGCTTGTGCTGTAATGCTTGTAGCTATTAAGTAATTCTTAATGTCATATATGCTTGCTTGCTTCGTGGTACTACTTTGTACTAAAGCAACTTTCTCAGCCCCTGTGAGGGCTGTTGCTGAAGTTAACTGACTTATCTTTTTATCTGCCATTATAATATAATTCTATTATTATCCTCTGTGTTTATTCTGTCGCTGTCCTCTGTTAAAAGGTAGTTTGTAGATTTGGTAATGTTTCCTATTCCTTGATTTATCATATTACCCTTACAACATTTTCTACTGTAAGTTCCATCTTGACACAAACATCCTCTTCTACCTTCTCTTGGGCTTGTTCTACTTGGATTATATTTCACTTCTTACTTGACTTTGGATGTTTCTTTGGTAATAAATCATAATCTGTAGTGTACTTAGCGTTTTGTGGCTTTCCGTTCTTTACTAAATACATAAATGCATTCACCCTTGCGTGCGCCCATTGGGAAGCACTTTTTACATTAGGAGAGTGTGAAGTGTTAAATGCACCTAACCCTCTTTGGAATACACTCTTTAGCATACCAACTGTAAGGCCGTAGCCTAATTTAGCTTTGTACTTCTCATTGAACTCGTCTGCTTTTTTTTGCAAGGCCTTTGCATCTTTTTGCGATACTTTGGCTCCTCTTGATGTGGAAGCATCTCCCTTAGCTGTTCCTTTGCCTTTCGGATTCTTATTAGGGGTATCTGACTTAGGTGCTTTGGGAGACTTGACCACTTCCCCATCCTTTACTTCTGCTAACTCGTCTAAACCTCTCAATTTAGACTCTACCCAATTCTTCATACTCTTTCCACCCCATAATAAGTATGAAATAGTACCACAAGCCTCTGGCTTGCTTGCATCATAATAAGCCTCTGCTCTGCTGAGGTATGAATAAATTCTTTTTAGTGTTGGTTTAGTAAACTTCTCGCCTCTTGCAAGTTGTTGCGCTCTTACTTTTCCTACTTGAGTTGCACACTTGTTTCCTAACTCTTTATTTCTCTTAATTCCAAGTTTTGCATTGTTACTTGCAGACTCTGGATAACCTCCATAAGACTCTAACTCTACATCTTCTAATGCTGCTACGGCTTCTAACAATTCTTGCTCTGCTTGTAGTTCTTTTAAGCAATTATCACAAGCCCCATCGCAATCTTTACACGCTTCTTCTCTTATAGGCTCTTTTGGTCTCTCATCTTTATTGTCTTGGAAGAAACCTTCTATGCTAAAGCCTTTCACTTTACCGCTTTTTACATATTCCTCCCAAATCTCATCATTATTCACTTTCACGCTCACCATCCAAGTTCCTTTTGGTACTTCTAGGTTGTATAACCTTGTTTTGTCTTGTTTTTCGTCTTCTACTATCCAAGACTCTACTACGGATAGCCCTTTTAATTTGTATTGGTGTTCTAAAGTGCTGTTGTTTTGTTTTCCTCTTGCTAAAAATAATTCTGATGCTTTTCTGACTGTAGTTTCACTAAAAAATATGTAATATTCCTTATCCTCGTCTCTTCTGTAGATTTTTCTGTTGGGAACAAGTGCTGCACCCATCAAAATCCGCTTTTCATCATCAATTTTAGCTAATTCTTGCTTGTGAGCAGCTAAAGTGATGAAATCCTCCTCTATCGCAGGCTCTTCTACAATAGAAATAGCATCTACACCACTAAACTCACTATCTTCTTGTATAAATAGTTCGTAAACTTCCATATTATGATAACCTTTATATTTTTATTTGTTTTGTTTTACCCTATTGACGCCTCAGATAAGATATTTCTGTCTAATTCTTGTGCTGTAGAGACATCTGATGCTACTACATAGGCTCTAATAGGGTCTTCTCTCTGCCCTGCAACAGCAGCAGCTACTTGATTCAATTCAGATGCTCCTACTACATTAAAAGAAGGACTTCCTCCTTCACTTTGCTGTGAACCACCAACTCCTCTTGCCACTCCTGCTCCTGTAGTTTGTGCAACAAACTTTTGCTTTGCAATAGCAGCTACTTGTAGTAATCCTGCTGTAATTACCATAGTCATTGCGGCTATTCTTGTGAAAGGGTCTGCTGTTTTTGTTCTTGCTAAAGTATCTGCACCTGCTAAATAAGATGAAACCAATGCATTTGCAAGAGCAGCAGCTTTATTTATCTTAAATCTCTTTTCCTCTATCTCATTTTGCTTCTGAACTAATTTTGCATCATTAGCAGCTATTTTTGCTTGTATTCTCTTTCTCTCTTCAGCACTTAAATTTTCATTTCTAAGCCTATCTCTTAATTGCTCATTTATAGCATTGGTTTTATTAGTCTCAATAGCTATTTGTCTTTCTGCATCTGAACTTAGGAAGTCAGTAAAAGAATTAAGACTAGTCATTGCCAAGTCAAGCATCTCTTCAGGGCTAATCTCTTCTTCACCCCCACCAAAAGTGCCTAAGGTTTCTGCTGTAGCTGCAAGACCTATAGAAACTCCATCTTCACCAAACTGTGCGCTTATAACTTCTTTAAGTTGTTCTTCTGCAGACTTAACTCCAAGCTGCTCCATTATCTTTTTAGCTTCCTTCTTAGCTTTTTCAGATAACTCAAATGTTGTTCCTACAATCTTAGTTTCAAGACCTTTGCCTGTAAAGAATTTTTCTATTTCCCCTTTAGTTTGTTTTGCAAACTCTTCAGACAAAGCTTTACCCTTTACAGCATACTTTTTCTTAATAAGTTCTATAGTCTTAGGGTCTGTAATACCTCTTAATTCTTCTTCTTGTTCTTTTGCGAGTCTTTCTTTGTTTATGTTAAGTATTTGATTTCTTAAATCACTATAATGTTTTACAGTTAATTTACCTGACTCAGCTAATGTTTCTATTTCACTTTGAATTTGCTGTTCTCCATAATCTAACTGCTCATCCCTTAACTCACTTCCCGCTTCAAGTCTTTGTTTGGATAGTTTTTCTATTCTAGCAATCTCTTCTAACTGCTTCTTTCTTTCCTTATCAATCTCATTAGCTTCTCTTCTAAGTTGATTAATATCTTCATTTACTTCCTCAATGGTTCGTAGTATCTTATTCTCTTGCTCCATTGTTTCAGCAAGAACTTGCTCTTCA